TCTGCTCTAGTAACTGTTGAGCATACTGCATTATTAAAAAACTCTGTACCGTATACCGAATGATACAGCCCTGCTGCTACTACATCTTTAGGTGCTCCAACATCTTCCAGTATTCTCATCGTGGCATACAGATGTTCAAAGAAAGTCTTACCCGAATGCGGTACTTCTTTTGTTTTGTTTAAAATAAAATCTACCACAGGGCTATTCATATGCTCTGCTAGCGTTTTAAAAACAAGAACACTCCTTAGTGCAGGGCAAGCACGTGATACTGGCCTTGCTGCATGGAGTATCCGAGAATCGAATGCAAACACTCTTCCTTCTTTTGGGAGGACTGCCTTTTCAATTTCTTTATTGCTATCATACAAGACTGTCTCACCTGCCCAGTCAATGTTCCATTCTTTATTTAGGTACACAAGGATTGTTTCTGTCATGGAGTCTGCTCCGTACTCTTCCATGATCCAGTAATCATCTATATGTGCATAGGCATCTGTGCCGTAGGTGTAAGAGTTGATATAGGTACGCATCAAACATCTTTGACCTATCTGGTTTTGAATTGCTTTCCAAATAGACAACACCGATTGATACTTATTGATCTGTGGCATCCTGCTAATGTCGTAGATAAAGTACTTGCTGTTAGAAAGTATCTGATTGTTCCAATGACCGAAATCATACTCTCTTCCGTTGTTGGATTTCCAACCGTACTTTAAACCAGTGTTAACGTACAGCCTTCGTATAGCTGGCAGCTTATCTTTAATTTCTTTTATGTTGTCTACAACTGTATACATTATTTTAGTAGTAAGTATTCTGCAAACAAAACGGCCTCTGCCTCATCCGTAAAGCATCGGATGTGGGCTTCGTATTTTGTTCTATGATAAGCGACAACAAGTATTTGATCTAGGACATTAGATACTTTAATCACCCAGTCCCCACGAACAATGGGTCCGAAGGTGACTAACTTAATTATGGGCATCGTTAACCATGCAACTCTTTGAAGGCCATATCTCCATTGATTCTATTGTCTAGCTCTTCTTCAAATTCCTCACATAAATTTTCTATGCGGTCTTTTATGTCCTTATAACCTTCTGCCTGTAAGAAGTCTCCAAACTTACGCAAGACTGTAGTCCATGAGTCTTCCTCATGTATCTGAAATTCATAGGTGTATCGTGTGCCATCATCTAATGTCACTGACCAGTTGTAATATTTAAATCCTACCATGTGTCTTTCCTCGCCAATATTTCTTGTGTGATTTTTTCTCTCACATTATATGGGGGCATAGTATGTGGCTCCCCTAAGCCAGCAGTCTTAGCTACCTCAGCACAATAATCAATCACCAAGTTAGCAAAGCCATTCAGTTCCTTGATGCTCATCTCAACTTCAGGTGTGTCATCAAGATTGCACATGTCAAATAATTTCTCTATCTGTTCTTTAGTCATAATAAATGATCCGCCCCTCCCAGTTGTATCAACTCTTTTGGCGTTAGCCATACATCACTATGGGGCAGCAGCCTGCTCCTTACTGCCCTCGCATCCAGCCCTGTGCATTCTTGCAAGAGCTTTGCCATGGATTCGTTTGTTTGCTCAGCAGACTTCATATACGACTTGATGTCGTGGTGCTTACCTTCAATGGAGTCAGAGTACTGGTGGGATAGGATGCTTGCATTAGCTCCAATATATCTAAAGCCCTTAGTGCCTGAACAAAAGATTAAGAAGGCAGTGCTCATCACATTGCCAACACCAACAGTTCTGATTACATGCTTACTGCTACGCATCAAATCTATTAGGCCGAGACCATCAAACAAGTCCCCGCCTACAGAATTAATATATAAAGTCAATGTTTTTTGAATCGGTGAAGTGTTCTCGTAGATCATCCACCGCATAGCCAGTGCAATGGATTCAGAATCTATTTCACCTGCAATGACATGCGTGTCAGTATCAAGAAGCCCACGATCAATGACATCTGCTGCCCCTAAACCTTCGTAGGGGTTAGCTTCTTCTTGAGGAGTTGTTCTCTTAACATTGATCATGGTTAGGCTGGCATGGTTACATACAGAAGCTCTGACACAGGTACTTGGAAAAACATCTCTCCCTTATACACGTATTTGTTTGGAACCTCAACCACTGGGGACTTCGACAGTAAGTCACTGCTACAAACAAATGCGTGTGTCTGCTCGTTGTTAAGTACTAAAAACATACAGGGCATATCCAATACCGTAAACTTTCTTTTTCTTTCCGGTATTTGTAATGTGTCGTACTTAAATAGGGGTCCAGACCAGACACGTTTAATCTCCACCTCTGAATAAAATACTTCCCACCCTGTATTCACAATGAGATCAGCGCCGTATCGGTCTGGATTGTCTTCTGCTTGGTAGTTAAAACTACGCCAATACTTTTTACCTGCTGTACGTGCAGTGGAATCGTTGCTGTCGTATAGGTCTTTATCAAATCTTTTCCGGGGGGATGCAGTCATAGCCCCTCAATTTCTACACGAATGTATTCTACCTGCTCACAACCCATGTCATACATTGCATCTTTTATTGCCTCTTGTACGACCTCTTCTAGATACTTCGGATCTATGTAGGATGAAGGCATATCATCACGCACTAGGCCAGCTTCAAAGCTGACATCAAGTATAACATTGGCATTGCTCATTACCAATTAACTCCCTTTGTATTAGCAAGTAACTCAATCATCTTGTTGAGATACCACTGTGCTTTCTTAGCATCTTTCTCTGGTGTGCCTTTGTGCCACATACGGATGACGTACTTCAACACGTTGCCATGGCAGTAGTTGATAGCTTCGTACTGACCAAGCGTATCAACAATCACATCGATAGTTTCGTACTTACCATAGTTGTAGTGTGATGGCTTTTGTATATCATCAAACTTTACGTCTTGGCTACTGTAGTTTGCATGAGTCGCTGCATGCCACTCACTTGGTGAGGCATCATCAATCGACCCACGTGTCCTGTTGATAATGTCTTGCAGTGTTTTTATTTTGGGCTGATCATTCATCATGCATTCCCTTTTGTCTTGGTCCACTGATTGAAATCAATCACGTTACCTGCTGCATCCTTGGGGCGTATGGACTTGGCCTGATCGTCTTTCTTCTTCATGACTTCCATGTACACGGACACACGGTTAGCAAAGACCTCGTCAGTATTCATTAGGTTAAAGCAAGCTACCAACCCATTGACTAAGTACAACAGATCATCTGCTGCTTCTTGCGACAGATCAGGAGAGGGCATAGACAGGATATTGATATCTACTGTGCCTGCCCAAGAACCATCTTTGATGTTAGGTTTAATCACAAGGGCAATATCATTGTCTTCAAGGGTTTTCATATTAGCTCTTCTTTCTTAGTGGGTATACGATTATGTCAGGATGTTTTTTACTAGTGCCTACTTCTGTTATCCAAGCTTCCGGTATTTCTTTATCGGCGTACTTGAACTCATTCTTGATACACCAGTCTGCGTAAGTTGTTTTAGATATCTTAGACAGCCTACGCTTACTGCTTTCAAACACAAACCTAATATCCAAATCTCCGTGCTGTTGTTTAACTATCAGGTGCTTACGTCTGTCTTCTGCAGTAAACAATCCTTTAGTCTCAACGATTATGTTGTTGGGTAAAATAAAATAAGGAGTGTATTTGCGGTACTTAAGGTCTTCCCATTCTATCTTAACTTTCTCGTAGAGAAAAGAAATCCCTAACTCTTTTAACTGCTCCTGTACCTTCACTTCTAAACCGCTTCGGTATCCTTTCTTTTTTGCAGCAGCGTATGCCTTCCTGTGGAAAGTCATTACTCAGTCTCTTTAGCTTTTGCAATTTTGACATACGAGACCATAGGTGGGCTTTCCGCACGGCTGACCAGCGATGGTCTTTCTTCAAGCGTACCCCAACATGGATACCTGTAGGAACACCACTGGCACTCTTGTCCGAGAATAAGATTTCCTGTAGGCTTAGAACGGTAAGTTTCTTCAACAGGTTCGTAACAGCGTTTGAATTCATTGGACTGTAACTCATCTGCTTTCGCAGCAATCTTTTGTACTTCCGCATCTGCATCAATGTTGGTAGCTGGTACATACTTGAACTCCCCCTTGGCTTTGTTTATAACCCACCATCCTCCCGGTCTAACGTCCATGGCTTTAGAATATCCTGCGAGTTGAGCCACATAACCAAAGGAGTCACTAGCAGCAAGGGTATCAAAATCAACAAACTTATTACGATAAGACCAATCACTAGCGGACTTAACATCATCAACGGCTCCATCAATAGTCAGGTCAGGTGTGCCATGGATCTCGTGCTTGCCTGCCTTGAGGGTAACCTTCTCTCCGTTAGAGTAGAGTACACCTGCTTCGGTAAGCAATCCCTTGAACACGGCCTCGACAATATCTCCAATCATCATGTTCATTAAGAAGTTAGATGACATTGTAGTCGCATCTTCGGGCTGATTCTTTTCAAACCAAAGCTGGCAGTACGGCCTACCTACATTGGACATACGCAAAGTAAATTCTTTATTGCGCTTATCAACAAACTGCCGAACTAAAGCAGCCCGTACATCTTGTGTGATCTGTTCAATCGTCTTCTCACTGACAGCTTTCTTGCCAGTGCGAACCTCTTCAATGTACTGGTGTATCTTTAATTCGGCAGGGTGATTCATTAAGCAGCGTCCTTGATTTCTACATCTACAAACTCTTCAACTAGATCAGCATCAACTGCTGTATCTCCTGCACCATTAGCTCGTGCATCGTTGTGTTGCTTGACAATGTAGTCATTGTAGTTGTCGATCCAAGTATTAAAATCAGCAAAGGTCTTCTGATCTTCCTCAGTCAGTGGGACAGATGTGCTGAGATCCAGTGTAGCCAAGGGCAAGAAGTAGCTATCACCGTTGGGCAGTGCCTTCTCTTCTGTCTCCAGTTGAATCCAGTGCTGTGGCAACAGACGATTCTGCTTAGCCATCTGTGTGATGGGAGCACCCAAGGTTTTGAATGCATCCTTGTTATCGACTTCCCAAATGAATGGCAGTACTACGTCAGGTTGCTCTTCGCCTTTAGCATTGACTACATCCTTCAGTTGTACCTGACCAAACAAAACACGTACTCGCTTGATAGATTTAATCAAGGACTTCATGTCTGCAGGCAATGCATTGTAATCTTCAATCCAGCCACTGGGCTTGCCACAGTTAAAGCCACCTTCGTTATCACGCAAATCCGACTTCAGATCCAGTGCCATCAGAGTTTTGATGAAGCGATTCTTGTCACCCTCTTTTACAAATCGTTTGTACATGAAACGCTGATTGAACAAGCGGATGCTTGTCTTAGATGCAAACAAAGTATCCTTCTCAGGAATATCCAGCTTGTACAAACCAGCAGGTACTACCTCTACCTTACGCTTCTTGCCTTTAACTTCCTCTTCACCCATAACACCAGAGTGATCGACACGAAGACGGGGCAGTACGGATGCCTTCTCCTTTGAGGATGTATCGGCTTGCATGCCCATTGCAGCAGCAAGTGCTCCGAAGTTTGCTTCACTATTTACCAATGCTAAGTTGCTCATGTTTACTTCCTTTCTTAGTTAAAATTTATGCAGCCTTTTGATCTAACCAGTTAGGTCCAAGCTTTGCCTCCAGTAACAGGGGCACATTGAACTCTATATTCCACCTTGCTTTAATCATATTGTGGAGTTGTTTCTGTACATTGTCAATAACTTCTAGTACTTTCTTTTCCTCCTCTGGGTGGATATCAATAACAATCGAATCGTGGACTGAATTTACTACTACTGATTGCATACCGTCAAGTCTTTTATATATCTCTACAAGGACCATGGGTACGATGTCGGCTGTAGCAAACCCTTGCACTGGGTAATTTTTGATCATCGTAAAGTTTGTTACCGTGCCATCCCTTCTGCGTTGTACATTGGGGAATGCATACTCCCTACCACTGGGGATACGAACCATCCTGTACCCAAGGGCTTGCTTGGCTAGCACCTTGTGCCACCCTGCTACTCCTTTATATTTTTCCATGAAGTGTTGGTAGTATGCTGCCTCTGCTGGGGTTCTTCCGTAGCCTGTAGCTCCGTATAGAGGCGCAAAAGTATGCGCCTTAGCTTCCTGCCTAGACGTTGCTTGACCAGCGTCCGTAATAACCTTCGCTGTATACGAGTGTACATCGAAACCTTCCTCCACTTCTTTCATAGCCACAGAATCTTGAGACAGAAATGCAGCTACACGAAACTCTAGCTGAGCAAAGTCTGCCTCCATTATTTTTCCGCCATCCCACCGGGACACAAACACTTTCTTAACAGGGAACGTGCTACCCCGTGGCATGTTCTGTAGGTTAGGATTAGCCCCACTGAATCTACCAGTAGCAGTGATGTGCTGTTGCAGTCTGACATGCAGCATACCATCAGGCTTCATGAAGTTGCGTATGCCCTCAACAAAGTTTGATAGATAACTATCTAAAGCAGACAGCCTTCTCACAATCTTCAAGAACTCTTCTGCCTCTGTCATTCCCTTGCTCTTGGCAACTCGCTCCAAAATCTCAAGGTTCTCTTTGGCAGTTGCAAAACCATTAGCACTTGCCCACTTGTGGTTTGGTGGGGAGAACTTAAGACCTGCCACATCCTTTGTTGGTTTGAATACGTAACCAACTCCACCACAGGTGTTGCATTTAGTAGCCTTCTTAAAGTCTGAACCATCTTTTTTCTTCTTGTGCATACTCCCAGCCCCACTACAATCGGGGCACTTCTCTGCCTTAGACTTTGCTAGTGTAGTAAAGTGTGCCTTTACTGCAGCCTTGAAGTCTGAGTCAGTCATATTAGGTGTGATGGCTGAAGCCCATCTTGCTTTATCCTTTGGCTTACGGCTATAGATAACCCATGACAATTGCTCAGGGCTATTGAGATTTATGGGAGTGTCCCCCATCAGATCCCGTATCATGGCCTGAAGTTTATTCTCTATCTCTTGCTTCTCTATAGTGAACTGTTCCTTAACATCTGCAAGCTTGGCATCATCTATCTTAAAGCCAGTGCAGTAGATACGAGATAGCACACAGCAAACTTCATTGGTTATCTCCACTGTCGGTTGTAGACCCGCATCCTTCGCTGTCTCCAGCCTAGCAGATAGTGCCTTATATATTCCCTCTGTGGCTCCAATGTCGTGCTGTAGATACTCCGATAACTCAGCGTGAGGGATATCCCTTGTACTGTATCCCTTCTTGAAGTACTCATGTAAGGTGTCCTGTTTCTGTACTGCACATTTGTATCGCTCAGCTACTGCTGCCAAGTTCAGTGGTGCTTTGTTCCCACGTTGCAGGACATACTCACTTAGCATCGTATCGAATATCTTGCCAGTGTATTTGAATCCTGATTCCCACAGCCACGGTAAATCGTGGGCAAGGTTGTGGCCTACCAGTAACTCAGCAGAGTCAAGGTAGTCCTGTATTACAGCATGCCCATTCTTTGTTGGCTCTACCTCTGAGTGATCAAAGGTTGCAATGTACGGGGCATCTTCTCCCAAGAACTTGCAGCCAATCATCACCAGTGTATTGGTAGGTTCAAACGGATCAAGATGTTTCTTACCATCTCGATTCGTTA